TATCTGCTCTCCACCAAGGACGTCTATGTCTGTTAAAAATTTTTTCATTAAGCTATCTTAACAACCAATACTCTTAGTGTGTTTATTGCTTGTGGAAGTGCAAATCCAAGCGTAACTACGTTTGTTGTAGTTCTTATTACGTCACATTCTACACTAGCTCCTGTAGATATTTCATAAACCTCGACCATTACGTCTAAAGATCCCAAACTATGAGTAACAACCATACTGGTGGCCAATGCCGAAGGCCCAGTTACTGCATACCTAAGAGCGGCTAACCCCGACGGAGTAACTACTAGAGTTGAGCTTGACATCGCTAGAGCCTCAGCGCTGGTAGCCAATTCAACAGCACCAACCGCACTAGTAGTAGCGTTTGTACCGCTAATGCCGATTGTCGTTGTTCCGCTTCCTGTTACAGCTACACCATTTGATCCAGTCACAGTTACGCCTGCGATGATGTCTGCTGCTATTTCTGAGTCTGTAAGATATTGAACAACTCCAGAAGCGGCGACTAGGTATTGATTCCCAGAGTAAGCTCCACCGGCTGCTGCGATAGATCCAATGTGAAATGGCTTGTCTACTGTGGACCAGTATCCAAGACTTTCCTTCCACAAGAAAGACACGTTTGGAGATGTACCCCTCTCTACCTCTATACCGGCGTCCTGCGTGGGCGCTCCAACCTCGTCCTTGTTGAGAATAATGATGTTGTCACCAATCTCTACAATGTTTGAATTAATGTAAGTTACGTTTCCGTTTACGGTTAAGTTTCCCCCAATAGTTACCGTAGTTCCGTCATCTGTAATGGTTGAGTTAGCAAAACCAGTCCCGTTCCACTTTGTTAAGTAGTTATTAGTCAATGCACCAGCACCAGTAATCGCAATGTCATCTGCGTTAACTGTGATACCTGTTCCTGCACCTACTGCAAAAGTACGAGAAGCTGTAATGTCTCCACCTCCTGTCAAACCTGCACCTGCTGTTAAGGTAACTGCAGAGTGATCAGTGTTACGAGTAGAACTGGTGTCCAACTGAACGCTGTCAGCATTTACAGTAATACCTGTACCTGCTCCAATGTTTAGAGTTGTTGACCCACCAAGAGAAACAGATCCGCCATCTATAAGCCCCGAACCAGCAATTATAGAAACAGAGGAATTCACAAGCATGGCGTTTGTTATTCCGCCATTTTTTACAAACAACTGGTTAGAGCCGTTTATCCCAATAGAAGAGTTGTCGTAAACGGTTCCTATTGTCAAGTCCCTTGTTCCTGTTATCGATATACCTACACCTGCCGTCAATGACCTCAAGTCGCCCCCAACGTCAACCCATGTAGTTCCGTCCCAGTAATAAATAGACTTGTCGCCAACACTACTGTCGTAATATATTTGACCCTCTACCGGAGACGATGGTGGTGTGGCAAGATTTTGAATTCTTGCATTTTGTAATTCGTTTTGGTTTAAGTCTATGGAGACTAAAAATTTCTTTGCCATGTTAGTTTAGATATGCTTTTCCTGAGAATGGGGACGAAAATGTTATTGTTAAGTTACTTTGGTCTGTGTAATGAACATCTCCGATGACGTCATTATTTGCAGAGTCAACTACGCTTACAGATGGAAATTTATTTAATGTGTGTGCTATATTCCATGTGCTTGCCGGGGATCCTTGCGTATAGGTGTACGTTTCTGGCAACATTGCCTCGTTTACCCAAAGACTAGTGGCTGAGTCATAAGACAGCACCTGGTTGTTCTGTGGAGACGTTATTTTTACGTCGTGAATCTCGTACAGCTCGTATCCGTTCTGGATGTTCACCTCGATCACGCCCTGTGTTGGGTGAGACCTGACTACCACACCTACGTACACTAAGTGTGCTGGGGCCAACTGCTTGACTGTAGTATACGCACCGGCAACTGTCGAGCTAAGATATAGCTGAGTCCCCTCGGCTATGGCCTGCGTGTCTAGGTTTTGAAGTTTTCCTACCACCACAACATAGCCGTTGTTGTTGTTGGTGATGCTGTCCCTAACAAAACCGAATGTCTGAGCAGACGTAGCATCTCCAGTTGCAATTGCCTTTGTTACTGTTGGCAGGTTACCGTGTGCTCCGTTGATGTATATAATGGTTCCCCTTGTGAGGGTAGCACCGGTCTGGTTGTACACCTCGGTGATTAACGTTGTTGTGCTTGGTGATATTGGATTAGTCGTACCAGAGATTGTAACTACTCCTTCTCCACTTGTTGGGGTGACTGTAATGTTATCCCCAGCGATGATTTTGTTTACGGAAGATGCGTTTACCCTTTTTAATATATAGTCTATAGACTTTCTTATGTCAACTAGATACTCGGAATATTTGGTAGGTGGCCTAAACACCCTACAAATATACGGCTTTACTTTTTAGTTGACTTTCCATTCGATCCCTGCCTGGCCCTATTTTTTGACTTATTTTCAAGCACCATCTTCCCGTTCTTATTGTGAGAGAGGTCCATAGACTTTTCGCTACGCTTTCCGTAGATGCCTCGCTCACGAGCTTCAGCGTTAAGCTCTGCCCTGTATTTCCTACGCTCTGGTGACGACTGGTACGCCTTCTCCTTGGAGTAGTCTCTTCCGGTAGCCTTGTTGCTGCCAGCTCTAGTGTTTTTTCCTGTAATCTTTGCCATCTAAGTACTCTCCTATAATATATGAAATTCCTATTGTAAAGGTAACGAACAACGTCCCAAACAAGAAGCCCTCCATCATTTCTTTTTGGCTGACTGCTTGAATGCTTTTGCTGTCGGAGCTCCCTTTGTGCCCGGCTTACGCATCTTCTCACCGCTTCCGGCTTCGATCCGCTTCTTCTTTGCGTTGATGTTTGCGTACAGTCCGTTTTTCATCGTCCCTGTCCCTTATATTTCTTGACGTAGTTCTTCGATGTCTTCATTGAAGAGCTCTTCTTCTTAGACACAACGCCGGGGCGCTTGATCGATGCCTTTGGCTTCCACTTGGCAGCCTCTGATTTTACTTTTGCTGCCATATGTATAATCTGAAATATTCAAAATCTTCTTTTCCGCCCTCTTCAACGTAGTTCAAGTAAGCCTCGTATATCGGGCCTCCGAAACTAACTTCTTGATAAGAGGTGTCAACGCCACTGCCAATCATTTTAACAGCGTAAAATTCAACCTTGTGCTCCATTTCTTCCACTACGTGTTTGACTTCTTCAACCTTTGCCTCAGCAACAACAACAGCTTCTTTCAGTTCGGCTTTCTCTTCTTGCTTTTGTGCAACAAGTGCTGCACTTTTGGTTTGAGCAACTTTGGTTACCTGTGAGGCCAAACTCAAATTTCTTTGAATCTTTGCCATCATCATCTCAATCTCGTCTATTGGAGGAGTGGTAACTGCCCCTACGGGAAATGCAAGTTCTACAGCCAATAAGAAAAAACAAAAGGCAATGATGAAAGTCCTCATAGCTTTTTAACGGTATTTATAATCCTAAGCTCAGTTATTGCAGCAGAGAGCGCAGAATCGCTTCTCTTGAGGGCGTAGGCCATCTTGTCGATCTTGACCTCCATGGCGTCAATCTTTTTGTTGGCCTTCTCGATTTGCTCGGTGTATCCAGACCTCAAGTCCACGTACAAGTAACCAACGACAAGCAGCATGCAGAAAGCGACTGCGGCTACTGGATTTTTCTGAAATTCTGCAAAGCTAACTGGTAGTTTCATTTCTTAAATATTCCTTTTATGTAATAGATACTTGCCAATACTCCTGACATGATACCGATCAGACCTACGGCCATAGAGATGATGGGCTGCCACGCGGTGGCAAATGACGCTACGGCGGCGACGCCTGTAAATGTAGCTAGCGTGTTAGCGGCTGAGTCAGTTTGCTGGATCATCTGGTATTACGCAGTATGGTGAGTCTGGGTACTTCGCGCAGAAAGTTTTTAAATAAAGGCTGTCATCCCCCGAAAAAGTATGCACCCCACACGGATTTGGGAACACCTCAAACGGGGTAAACTCTGCGGGTGGTTCGGTGTAGAATAGAATGTCAACCGCCCACTTGTCGCTTTGCTTTGTGCAAACGGGTTTGTCATCTTCCGTTCCCCACTCTAAACAAATAAACCCAATTTCAACAACTGCGCAATCCTTCCAAGTTGTAAGGGTTTCCCCGCTTGGGGTGGTTGTGGTTTGTTGTATGTCTTTTTGGAGTGTTGCCCATTCGGTAGGGGTGAACTCAAATTTATGAAAACTTTTCATTGTGTTAAATTGTGGTTAGTGATGCCAATTCCGCGTTTGTTAGGCGGGTTTTGAAAAGTAGGGCTTGTTTATAAATTGAGGTACTATTTAGTCCAGTAAATAAATCAAATTTACTTGTTGCTGGAACTAAAGAAGATGTGTCTGCCCCAACTTGCACTCCATCAACATACAAAACATAATCATTTAATTTATATGCAAACGCAATTTTATGAGTACCTGCGGTTAAGCCAAATCCAGTAAGGTCAATATTTACAGTAATTGAGCCGCCAACAATGGCAACGGCTTGTATTCTACCAGTTGGGTAAGCGGTAAAGTCAATTAAATTAGAATTTGTACCATCGTTTATAGTAAAACTAGAAAAGTTACCAACTGAAGCAATGCTTGGAATAAATATTTCCGCAAACAACACCCCCTCCGTCTGCCCAATCAACGAACTAATGCCCGTCTTAAAACAAGCATCCGCCACCCTTGTGGCACTTGCTGATGTGGTTGGGATGTAGGATGTGGGGTAAGATGAGGCTTCAAGTTGAAAGCCCCAAGCGTAGATACCACTCGTTCCGCTTGCGGTTACGGTGTCATTGTTGTCTGCATTTGCCAAACGATAG